CACCCTCCACTGGTAATTTACAACCATATAATGTTGCATCTCCTTTAAATTGAAACTTAAGTGGGCCAATGTGGTTCTTATCAATACCAATATAAATTGGAGAAAAACCTCCTGGATTATTCATACCCCAGAAGCTTGGAATATTTGGTCCAATTTTAATTCCTCCCCATACCTCATTAATCCAGATCCAATCAATGTGTTCACCAAAGATTAAGTTATCTTTAGTTTTATTTTTCATTAATCTGGTGTCATAAATTGGTTTATCATCTATCTTATAATCTTCAGTTACTATTTCATTAATAACTTCACCATTATCAGATATCTTAGTAAGGTGTCCAACTTTACGTTGAGACTTCCAGTAACCAGTTGTTACTCTTAATAAGTAAGCAGTACCTTGATCAAAGTAGTCTTCACCTTCAGACATAATCTGAGCTATAATATCTCCTCCATCTAATACTGATCCTGCTCTCATTGTGGTATACTGTCTATATGCTAATGAAGGCATATTGACATTCCACTCATGAGTTTTAGTACCATCATAATATGTACCGTCATTTTGGTACCCACCTATGATATAACCAGCAGATCTAATAGGATATACATTTTCCAAAGCCTCTAACTGCTCTTGTGTCATTATATAACCATACTTATCTATTACATCTGATACAGTCATCATATCTATTTTACCTACCCAGTTTGCCTGAGATATATATCTGGCATCTGGAGACTTATGATAAAATGTAATTGGTGGATTCCATAGTTCTACATCATAGTCATCATCCATCATACGGAAATGCCAAAACTCTCTATCTGTAATAAGCATATCTCTAAAAGCTCTTTCTTCTAGCTCATCCATTCTAAATCTTTCAACATCTACCTTGTGCTGATGAGTAGCCCATTGTTCAGCCATAGATCTATAGTCTTTCTTAAAGAAAGATTCTATTTCTGGTAATGTTTTTAATTTTTCTGGATCAAGTTCTTGTTGAGCTTCTTCTGATTCTGGATCAAGACCTTGCTCCATTAATGCTGCAGAGATTTTAACTTGTGCATCAGATAAAAGAACTTCTTCTACAGCTGCTCTTTTCTGTTCTATCATTTCATTATATGAGAACTCATCAACAGCTCTATAAGTAAGTTTAGTTGATCTTTTTGCAAATTCTGCTACTAGTACATTTATAACATTAGGAATAATTGGATAGAATTTTAATTCTAATGCAGAAGCATCTTCTTTAGTAAGTATTTCAACTATATCTCTATACTCATTATCTTCTTCTATAATATAATCTGTCTTGTCTATAATACCTTTAGCAAGTTTATAGTTCTTCATCAATCTGCGGGCATTTCTCCGGATTTGTTTTAATCCATTCCATTCTAACCAATCTAAGTTCCATGCTGCCCATTCATCATCTTTATCTTTCTTAGATAAAAACTGTAATGGTTGAGTAATACTACCCATTCTGTTATGAGAAGTCTTTACTCCTTTTTTAGCTTGTAAGGCATTTATTATTTGCATAGTGACTATTTAAAATTTTTAAAAGGAGATTTTTTAAATCCCTGTCCACCCTTATAATATGATTTACCCATATGTCTAAACGGACTATTATTTAATTTAAACAAATTTTCTGACTTTTGCAAGTTTTTAGCTGCATCATCCATTACTGTTCTTTTAGAATATCCTCTATTTGCTTGCTGAATTTTCATAAAAGCTACTAGTGCACAGAATGAAACAAGTCTATCCACGTTAAGACCTTCTGTATATTCTCTCATTTCTTTGATTAACATTGGGTCTGGAATTCTTTCTATACCATACTTGGTTCTTACAATAGTACCGTCAGGTTTAGTTTCAACATCTAATTCTTCTCTAGTGTACTCAATAGCATAACTTATTAAGTGAGCTTTGAAAAGAGTACCTGTATTTTTCCAGCCATACTCTTGGAATACATTAGCATTAGATCCTAAATCTTTTAAGAACATAATTTGACTTTTGGGTACAAGATATCTTTGTTTTTTTCTAGATATCATATATTGAATAAATAGAGAAATATTATTTTCTACTAGTGTCCAGGCATTGTACCATTCTATAATTAGCTCTAATTGTTGATGTGTTCTATTAATATCATCATATCTACCACACCAAGCAGCTACAATTTTATCTTGTTCTATGTATGTTTCTGTTTCTGTACCTGATATTTTAGTAACTTCTACCGGAGCTTTCATTATATAGATTGAACATAATGATTCTGAAGTAGTTGTCTTACCTTCACCCACGGGGTCAATAGAAGCATAATACTGACCAAACACTGGATCTTTTATAGGACGTTCCCATACTACAAGACAACCTGTTTTATCTTCAGTTTTCTTATTTATTGGAAACTCAATGATAGGTCTTTTATAACTATTCTTTACAGTAGGTTTTCCATCTGAATCTGTAGATATATCTAAAAATTCATAAGCATATTCTTTATCTTCTATTCTTCTTTCTTGTGCTGTAAGTAGATGTGCAGGAAATACAGATACACTTCTGTTAGCAAAAGCTTCTTCTATATTTCTTGGATGCTGAGAAAGTTCTAGCTGATAAGCTTCTGGAGTCATGTTCTTTTTACATTCTTCAAAGTATTTCTCTAGATACTCTAATGCCTGTTCAACTAAACTATTACCATATTCATCAATACAAGGAGGCATTGACCATTGTTCTGGAATAAATAAACCTGTTCTACCTACAGTACCTTTTTTATCTATAAGATCTGTTTCTACTGAATATATATCATTTCCATCAGGTTTTAAGATCATGTCTTTTAAAGGACCACATTGAGCTAAATCTCCCACAGATCCCGCAGCTATAAACATACCTGTAGTAATTAAACCGGATTTAAGAGCTGGTTTAATATAACCAAATGTTTGATCCATCTTGGGAGCAATCCCGGCCTCCTCATGGAAGAAGTATTTAACCGGACCCCCTACACCATTTGTTGGATCTTTCTCAAAGGACATACCTTGTATGGTACCTTTAAGACCTACTTCTGTTTTTCTGTCACCTTTCCTTACTTCAATCTTCTGTTGCCACATCATTACTTTATCCGGAGACATTGGACGGTACCATGCTGTATGCTCATTTAAGAATGCCGCATACTCTTCTAAGAATTTCCAAGAACCTTTCTCATTAATGTAGTCTTTAAGACTAGCACCAATTTTAAGAGTAACTCCGGCTTCAAACCATTGCTGATTTATAAACTTACCCATATGGTAGTAAGAACTAGCTATCTGACGTTTCTTTAATATAGCAGCATGTTTGTAGTTTAATTCAGCCAAAAGTTCATAAAGAGCTAAATGGTACTGAGCATCCCGGATCTTAGCAAAGTCAAATTTCTGCTGTTCTTTATCAAAGATTGGTAGAAAGTTTAACCACATATAATATTCTCTGGCTACAAACCAGGTGTCTTCACCATCTTTTACAATGATACCTTTTCTACATTTTAACTTCTGGTCATCCCAGTAAGTTATAAAGTCTCTTGACTTGAAGGGAGCAACACAGTATACTCCATCTTTTCTAAATTTGGTAGATTCAGATATGAATATTTCATTTGTTGTACTGTTGAAGTTGTATTTTCCAGGTTCTCTAAAAACACTGAATATAAAGTTTGTGAAGTCCTCTCTGGATTCAAAACTTGTACTGGTCCAGTTTCCATTTTCATATGTTGGTATGTCTTGGTATATTTCGCTCATTTTTAACTATCATAAGATAAACCTATACCTCCGCGAACTTTACTAGATTGTTCTTCTTGCAGATCTTTATAGGCTCCTTTAAATGAAGCTCTTATCTGATCAAAGTTTTTAGCTGCGGCAATTAGGGAATTAATATTTCCGTCCCGGCCTGCTGTAATGGTTGTTGTCTCCATGTATCTAGCTAATCTATCTAACATAGATGCAATACCTTTATATGCTCTTGATGTTGGTGTTTCATACATTTTTTGGCAAAACATTAAAGCTACATGTATTGTCTCATCTTCTGTAGAAAATTCTCCTTCTACTTCTTTTAGTATCATATGTTCTTTATCTATGTCTGGTGTAAAGAAAAAAGGATTTAAGTCTGGATTTGGACAGCACATGTAAAACAAATACATGTAGATCTTAAGGTATTCATCTGGATATTCATCCATGACATCCTTAAGAGCTTTTAATGTATAGCAATGTTCAGTAGGAATGACCTTCCCATTCTGAACATCAAATAGTCTAGTTAACATCATTTCTTTTTTATTTTGTCTTTGTTATCATGTAAGTAATGTATAATAGCTAATACTTCATCTACTAAATATGGAACTGGAATAGGTTTCACTTCTTTTAGTATTGGTTCTCCATTATCATCTTTCTTGATAAGTGGGTATCCCCAGTTATCTTCAGCCTCTATTTCAAAACTTATGTGGTGTATAAATATTCTTCCTGGTTTTAATTTAGGGTTATGCTTTAATATAATATACATATAAATACTAAGTTGTAAAGCATAATGATAGAAATTACAGTCATCTAAACTATCTACCGGAGGTAACATCTTTTCAGACTGACCCTCCCAGTTTGTGTAAGATTCTTTTTTAATCTCCTTATTAGTTTTGTAGTCAATGATATTTACTTTACCATTGACTACTTCTACTAAATCCGATTGTCCACAGATACCAACTGATCTAAGATAGACCATATGTTCTGGATACACGCCTGGTTCTAATTTTTGAGAGGGTGCCGTTTTAACCCCTTGGGTAAGTTCACTTGGTTTAAATACAGGTACAGTTACTCCTTCTCTTTCTATTGATGCTAAAGAACATAAATCTGCTTCTCTCTGATTATGATACCAAGTACCTAACATAAGAGATCTGTCAGATTCATTAGTCCAAATTTGCTGAATAATAGTAGGATCTACTCCCGCCCATTTAGACTTCTTAGACTTAGATACTTTCTCAGCTACTTTCTTTGCATCAAAAGGTTTTTTGAAATGGGAAACAAGTGTTGTTACACTTATCCAGTCAATAGCTTCACCATCTATACTGGTGTAACTATGATTATCTGCATTAAATTTTATCATTTCTTTAATTGTTCTTTTTTCTGTAGCTATAATCTTTAGCATTGACTACTATACTCATATAAAAAAAGGTCTTATTGTTAATATCCCTACTGTAAAGCCGGTGCTAAATGCTAAAGCAATAATTGCTCTTTCCTTAAATTTCTTAACTTCAATTGTATAATGGTTCATAGGCAAACATAAAAAAGGATTAATAAAAGCCATCATAACCATACCCATCCAATTTTCATTCATTAAGAATC